CAGACACGAAGTCAGAGTCAAGATGATAGATTAAGGAGACAATGAAATATAGATACAATGAAGGAGATATTCTTAAAGAATTAACCGAATACATTAATAATACATACGGCGAACATTATGCAACAGAAGGATTTCAAATACAAGACGTCTTTAATCATTTGGATATTGCCGAACCCTTTTGCAGAGCAAATGCTATAAAATATCTTTATAGGTTCGGAGATAAAGAAGGAAAGAATAAAAAAGACTTGCTAAAAGCCCTACATTATAGTATACTATTATATCACTTTAGCGGAATGGATAAATGAAAAAACTTTGGACAGAAAAATATAGGCCTACGACTGCAAAAGAATACGTATTTAAAGATTCGGCACAAAAACGACAAATCGAAACGTGGATTAAAGACAAGTCTATTCCACATTTGTTGTTTAGTGGGGGTCCGGGCACAGGTAAGACTACTCTTGCAAAAATGTTGTGTAATGAGTTAGAAGTACAGGATGCAGATGTATTACAAATAAATGCATCTAGACAAAATTCAGTTGATGACGTACGAAATATTATAACAAACTTTTCAAGCACAATGCCTTGGGGAGATTTTAAAGTTATTTTATTAGACGAAGGCGATTATCTATCACCTAATGCCCAAGGCGCTTTGCGTGGAGTAATGGAACAATATCATGAAGTAGTTAGATTTATAATAACATGTAATTATCCTAATAAAATTATACCCGCAGTACATTCTAGATGTCAGGGATTTCATATACATAGTTTAGATCAAACAGAATTTATTGTACGTGTAGGCGAAATACTTGCAAAAGAAAACATAGAGTTTGACATAGGCGTATTAGAAACGTATGTAAAAGCAACATATCCTGATTTACGTAAAACTATAAACAATGTACAATTACATTGCATAGACGGTAAGTTAATAATGCCTGTGCAATCAGATAGCTCAGAAGATTATAAACTGGCTATGGTTGCATTATTTAGAGAAGGCAAGGTAAAAGAAGCAAGAAAACTTATTTGTGAACAAGTAAGTTTAGAAGAGTACGAGGATGTGTACAGGTTTTTGTACAGGAATTTAGAATTTTGGGGCGAGGAAGACAAACAAGATGAAGCAATTCTTATAATTCGTAACGGATTAGTTAAGCATGGCATGATAGCAGATCCGGAAATTAATCTTTCTGCAACTTTAATCGAATTAGAAAAAATAAAAACAGGCTAAATATAGTAACGGCTTAGGGAGTATTATGCCTCAAGAATTTGACGCAATTAATAATAATATAAATTCTATACATGGTAGTGAAACATTACTTGATCTTCTATTAGAATGGGAAGATGTTTTAGATAGTTTAGACATTTATGCATTTAAAAATTGGAAAAAAGGCGAGCTAATTGATGGACCGCAGATAGAAAAATACTGGATCACAGGTACATTAATGTATCCATTTAAGTTAATGCCCGATCCTGATGCAACAAAACGACTTACTAAACATGGTATTAAGGTTAGTTATAAAGAAGATCATTACCTTAAACCTGCAACACTTGTACATCCCGAAGATTCCGAACCTAGAGCAAATGAAGAGGCGTATAGCGAAGGTGGCCATAAGAAACCATCTGAAGGAAAACGCAGAGCAAAACTTATTAAACTTCCTTGTTGGTTAGTTAAAATAGAAATCCCTAGACATTTTATTGATGAATTTTTAGCAGATACAGCAGGCACCGCCGGTGACGAAGACGTTGATCTCGAAGATGTCAAAGATGCATATGATGAAGGAGCAGGCGGTGAAGAACAATATAAATCGGCGCCAGATCCTAATATGCAAGCACAAATTCCTGAATCAGTTGTGCGTGAAGGATTAGAACCTAATGATCTACGAGATGTAATTGACGAAATAATTGCAATTGATACATTCCAGCCTAAGCTAGGACAAGAAGAAGAAACAATAGTTACAACATTTAAAGTATTAAAATACGAACCACCTGCACAAGACCTTGCACATTTTATAGAACAAGGACAATATGATATATTGGATGCAGAAGTATCCCCCGGTTCAGATGAAGATGGAAATTATCTTGTATTTGTAGAAATAAAACGAGATAAAAATTATTTTATGAAAATGAATAACATTTTAAAAGATATTAACAATATTACTAACATCGATGAGTGGAAATTTTCATCATACCGACATTCATTACCTAAAGATTGGAATAGAGATAACATCGAAAAAAATGTTACATTGGATAGAGCAAAATATAAAGCAGTCTTTATGAATCCCACAATTACTACAGATCCTGCTGTAGAAGAATCTATTAAAAAACGAATAAATTTTCTTGTAAATTACTAATATTTGTGTTATAATTAAGTAACAATAAATATTAATTAAGGAGACAAATGGAATTAGTTAAGGACACCGATATTGTTCTTAGACAACCTACTGTAGAATTTGATTTTGATGGTAATGTTGATCCTGAAAAATTATCTACAGAAATGGCACCACTTATGTTTGAACATGGTGGAATAGGTTTAGCGGCACCACAAGTAGGATTAAATTATAGAATGTTTTTAATAGGCGACCCAGAACAGGCGCTTGCATGTTTTAATCCGAAAATACTAAGCACATCAGAGGAATTGGTGTATGAGGTTGAAGGATGCTTAACTTTTCCAGGTTTATTTCTCAGAATAGGCAGGCCAAAAGAAGTTGTTGCTGAATTTACTGATTTACAAGGTAAAGAACAAACAATGACTTTTACAGACATTATGGCAAGATGTTATAGTCATGAACTTGAACATTTAGATGGTATATTGTATACAGATAAAGTTGCTAAAATAACTTTGCAAATGGCTAAACAAAAACAACGAAAGTTATTGCGAAAACTTCACAGGAAAGCAAAACGTGGCGGACAAGATTGAACCTATTGTTAAACGGGCATTTAAATTAGCCGAGGAACATAAACATCAATATGTTACATTAGAGCATTTGTTACATTCTTTACTTCGTGATAGAGGTATTGGATCTTTCTTAAAAGAAATTAAAGTAGATTCGAAAGATGTATTAAAAGAAGTAGATTATTATGTAATAAATGAAATGAATGATATAAAGTTAGATTCCAATGCAAAGCCAAAGAAAACAAACACTTTAGAACGAGTCTTTAATAGAGCATTTACTCAAAGTTTATTTACTGGTAAAAATAAACTAGATCCACGAGATTTGCTATTGTCTATTTTATCAGAACAACATTCCCCTGCAAGTTTTTATTTGAAACGCAATAACATCAGCAAAGAAATTTTAATAGAAAAACTTACAGAAGATGACGAAGAAGGAACGGCGTTGGATACCTTTTGTGATAATTTAAATGACTTTGCGATCCAGAAAAAAATAGATCCACTTATTGGTAGAGAATTAGAAGTAGATCTACTTGTCCAAACTATTGCTCGTAGAAAGAAAAATAATGTTATAATGGTTGGCGATCCAGGTGTAGGTAAAACTGCAATAGTAGAAGGTTTGGCAAAATTAATAGTAGATGATAATGTACCCGACATAATAAAAGAAAATACAGTATATAATTTAGATATTGGCGCTTTACTGGCAGGTACAAAATATCGAGGAGACTTCGAAGAACGGCTTAAAGCAGTATTAGATGAGCTAGAGGAACGAGATGATGCAATATTGTTTATAGATGAAATACATATGATTATGGGTGCCGGAGCCGGAGGCAATGGTTCTATGGATGTTGCAAATATGTTAAAACCTGCTTTACAAAAAGGAAAACTACATTGTATAGGATCGACTACACAAGAAGAATATAGACAGCATTTTGAAAAGGATAGAGCATTAGTACGACGGTTCCAAAAACTTAATATAGACGAACCTAGTATTGAGGATGCAAAGAAAATTATACGAGGTACAGCAGAACACTACGAAGAGTTTTTTAATTTAAAATATACAGAACAAGCTCTAGATTCAGCAGTAGATTTGTCGGCACAATACTTATTGGATAAAAAATTGCCCGATAAAGCAATAGATTTAATAGATGCCGCAGGTGCAAGACAACGTATTACACCAGATCATAAACGTAAACTTATTGTAGATACTGAAGAAATTAAGGTAGAATTATCAAAAATGGCAAAGATACCATTAGATACAATTAGTCATAAAGAAGTAGAACAAGATAAAAGTATAATAGAATTAGAACAGAATTTAAAAACCAAAGTGTTTGGCCAAGACGATGCCCTTCAAGTATTATTGGATGCAATTTATATATCAAAAGCAGGATTAAAAGATCCAAAAAAACCTGTAGGAAGTTATTTGTTTACAGGACCTACAGGTTGTGGTAAGACTGAAACTGCAAGGCAATTGGCTCGTTACATGGACTTACCTTTAGTTAAGTTTGATATGTCCGAATACCAAGAACGACATGCAGTATCTAAATTGATCGGAGCACCTCCGGGATATGTTGGGTATGAAGATGGGTCGTCAGGTTCAGGGGCATTAATAAACGAACTAGAAGAAAAAACAAATTGTGTATTGTTGTTAGATGAAGTAGAAAAAGCACACCTAGACGTATTAAATATTTTGTTACAATTTATGGATGATGGTATTATTACATCGTCAAATGGTAAAACAGTAAGTGGCAGACATGTTACACTTATATTAACATCTAATTTGGGTGCCGCAAAAGCAGAAGAACGATCGATAGGCTTTGGTGGCAATACAAATGATAATGCTCATGAAAAAGCAGTTAAAAAGTTTTTCTCCCCAGAGTTTAGAAATAGATTAGATGCCATTGTTAACTTTAATAAATTGTCTATAGAAAATGTTAAACAAATAGCAATTAAATTTATAGATGATTTAAATACTCTTTCCAAGCAACGTAATATAATAGTGGTTTATAAGCCAGAAGTTATTGACTGGTTAGTAGAAAAAGGATATGACGATGTAATGGGTGCAAGGCCGATGCAACGTGTTATTAATAACGAAATTAAACGACCACTCGCTAAAGAAATGTTATTTAAACAAAATTTTGGCAAAAAAGGTACAGCAACATTAGATATCGTTGACGACAAGATAAAACTAGACATGTTTTTTAGCTAAATAATAGAAAGAGGTAGTATGGCTAAATTAAACGAAGAAATTATTGTTATTAAAATATCTGAAATGTTGAAAGATAC